TTAAACCAGAGAAGTGGTGTCAAAACTACTTTGTTCAAGAGACTGCGTATGCCTGTATGTACTATGAAATGACAGGCACTGCGGTAGAGAAGATTGTTACCTTAATGGTATGTGAAAACGGAGATGTTAAAGTTTATGAAAAAACCAACAAACGTGACTATATTAAGCTTCTTACCAAGTATATTAAAGAATTTGTCACCCACAAACTCGGAGAGTATGGAGAAGGAAGTTAACGAACTACTGAAAGAGAAATTTCTCTGTCAGAATAAATTCACAAGTGACATCGAGCAACTCGTTCTTACTACTGAACTCAATTATATTGAGGCCTTAGTGAGTTATTGTGAAGAGAAAAATATAGAATTTGAATCAGTAGGTAAATTGATTTCTAAACCTCTTAAAGATAAGTTGAAAGCAGAAGCAACTGAACTAAATTATCTTAAGAGAACTTCGAGATCTAAATTACCGCTATGATATTCTGGATAGGGTTCACTATCATGTTCTTCAATGAAGGATTTGTGATGATGAGACATGTCTCGCCTTGGGCGGCCAAACAGAGAGAAAATCTCATAGAAAAATATGGTGATGGGTGGCAAACCTTTCATGGTATAGTAGATTACCTTTGGGTGATTGTTACAGCCCTAGGGTTTGCATTTTCACCTCATAGAGGTAGTCATTTATACGTCTTTCTCGCCTTTTGGGGTAGTGCATTTACCCTGATATACCTACCGATGTGGGTAGCTAAAACTAATAAATAGTAATAACATCAGGACTATTCATGAGTGAATTTTTCAATTCTCCACCAGTCCGTGCCGCAATGGCCGAGATACAGGAGTTACAAGAAGATATAATGACAGGTATCGCTGTAAGAGGGATGAGAGATCCTTCCTCAGAAGAGGGTTACTTGTATATTAGTAAAATGAGAACACTTCTCGAAAAACAAAGAAACTTTATGTTTCGTCTGTCACTAGAGAAGGAAGATGCTGATGCTATTGAAATGAAAAAACAAATCGTGGATTCTGCTAAGTTCCTAGGTCTCAAGCCTGGGCAAGATATCAACGCATTTTTTGATACTTTAAGTACGACTCTGGATAATTTAGAAAAAAATATACCAGATTGACTAATACATCATTACATGTTATAATAAAAACAATCCAACAATACAACAATACGGAGAATACTAAATGTCATTTGCTGCATTAAAGAAACAATCTAAAGCAGGGTCTCTCACAGAGAGATTAATGAAAAAAGTTGAGAAACTCAACGAAAAAGGTGGTAGTAATACAGACGAACGCCTCTGGAAACCAGCGGTAGATAAGGCGGGTAACGGATACGCAGTTATTCGATTCCTCCCTGCACATGCCAATGCTGAATTGCCATGGACTCAAGTATGGAGTCATGCATTTCAAGGGCCAGGTGGTTGGTACATTGAGAACAGTTTAACTACTGTTGGTAAAAACGATCCTGTCGGAGAACTTAACAGAACTCTTTGGAATAGTGGTCGTGAATCTGATAAAGATATTGCTCGTAAGCAAAAACGTAAGTTATCTTACTATGCAAACGTTTACATCGTAAAAGATTCAAGTAATCCTGAGAACGAAGGACAAGTCAAACTATACAAGTTTGGTAAGAAGATCTTTGATAAGATCACTGCTTCTATGCAACCAGAGTTTGAAGATGAAGAACCAATCAATCCATTTGATTTCTGGAAAGGTGCAAACTTTAAGTTGAAGATCAAACAGGTTGCAGGGTTCTGGAACTATGATAGTTCTGAGTTTGGTAAGGTAGAAGCATTACTAGATGACGATACCGCACTAGAAGCAATCTATGATAAGATCTATGATCTAAGTGAGTTTACTGCTGTTGATCAATTTAAGTCATATGATGAACTTAAAGCACGATTAGACTCAGTTCTTGCTAGAAAGGCAGTTGTCACACCTCAAGTTGACACCGAAGAGTTAGAAGATCTAAGTGAAGGGTTAAATCGACCATCACAAACAGAACTAGATCAAATATCTAATCTCTCTGCTGCTGCAACGCAAACCACGGAAGATGAAGATGACGCACTGAGTTATTTTCAAAAACTCGCTGAAGAGTAAACATTAAGAAAGGGGTCTCACGACCCCTTTTTTTATTGCCCACTAAGTCTTGGGTTATACGTTCCTTTCAGTTTATTAGTAATAAATTGAGAGGATTTACTATATTTCATAATTCTTCTCATATCGGAAACTGCTACGTCTAAGTATTGAGATTGTAGTATTTTTATCCTTCTCTTAGCCTCATTTTCATTCTCTTCATACTCATAGTTACTTACAGAAAATACATTTGTATGTGATACCACATTACCACTTGCATCTCTCACTGTGCCTGCATTATCTACAGATGATAGATTAGGAAGATCTGTACCACTATATGTGATTTCTGAACCATCTTCAAGATATCTACTTTCAAAATTAGAATCTACAATTAATCCTTCTGGAACAACTGCTCTGAAAGACTCATCTATTAACAACTCAGTGACATAATGATGAACCTCGGTTAATCTCTCCTCAGTTCCATACTTTGCTAAGATATAATTTTGAAAATCATTAGCACTCAAAGGCCATTGGTCTCTGACTTTAGTAATATTATTTGTGGTCAATACAACCCAATCGTATCTAGGATCTCCATAGACCCTTTCAGCGACTTGTTCTGGTCTATCATCACCAGTTATAATATAATCTTCAAATGCTGTTACTACATTTTTTAAGTCATCACGAAGTTTAGGCCTTCTGAATATGTTCTTTACAGGTATAAATTCATCATTAGATGATCTGTCTGTACTCCTAGAAACATAGTTTAAGTCTGGAAAATAAGAAAAATATCCTTGCATTTTAGTAACCTACGTCTGAACTATATGGACTGTTTTGATCTATTTCACTGATCGGGTAAAGATCTCCAGTTGATTCTGGATCACTAGGATCATATTGTCTATCCTCTGCAACATCCTCACTATAATCTGTATCGTATATTGGTTCTAATTCAGCAAATCTTAGAGACATACTCACTGCAATAGGCATACCATTCTCATATGCCAACCATTGGCCTTCTGGTGTATAGTTGAGACTAACGTTAGTTAAAGCACATGGTTTAAATTTGTTCACACCAAGAATACTTCTATTACCATTGGTTACAAATCTCAATCTGAATATGTTTGGAGTTCCTAAGAAGAATGATGGGCCACCAGCCTTACCTACGTTGGTCTGATCTCCATTATCAACCTTTCTAGTTTTCTTGGGTGCAGACCATTGTTTAAATGCACGAATAATCATTCTAACATTTGCAGCTTCCAATCTGTTTCTAGGACTCATAGTCCATTGATATTCAAATGATCTTAAAATTACACCAGCAAATAATAATTCTGTATTGGAGTTAGATATCACACCAACACTTCTCTGCATTATAGATTCAGCACTTAATCCAGAGACAGTAGCCAATTGTTCTATTTTCTCTGCGGCTATCAATCCTCTTGTAGACTCTTGAGTCAACATATCTGCGTTTAGTGCTGTATTTCTTATAGCAGGCCCTGTTCCAAATAAATCTCCTGTTAATATACTACCAATCACATTTTTACTTGCTATTTGAGCACCACCCATTTGTTTATTGGTCATGGACTCATCATTCCAACTTCTTCCATTCTCATCCGTCATGTTATTAGGCATAGGCATTTTGATACCAGCACCCAATTTCTTTTTATATGGACTATATCTTTCAGCACCAAATGCTAAACCACTTGATCTATCGTCTCTTAAGAGTTTATCTCCATACTTACCGTCAAAAGTTTTTGCATACGGAGCACGATATGAATAACATTGTATGAACATATGATCCATGTTATTAGCCATATCCATAGGATACTTGACTATCTTTTTAAACATACCGTCTGCAGCTTCAGAACCAGCAAATGCTTTTTTGGTTCCTTCCATCAATCCTTGACCTTGGCCATAACCACCTTCATATCCTCTCCCAGTTCCAGAATTGGTCTTACTTG